CTTTGGTTTTTTCTCAGTTACAGCAGTCTGAAGTTTTGAACCTGGATTCTCACGACGATAAGCATTTACCGCTTTCTGACTAAGACCATCAGTTTTATCTTTGCGATTTACTGATTGCCAATCTTCAGAAAGTTCTTCTCTCCAGTTTGAAAATTGCTCCTTTTTTACGCAACGATTATAAGTTTTTCCAAATAGTTTTTGTGTTCCTTTTTTCTTATATCCTGGCCAGCATTTCTTAGATGCCTCACCAATCAATTGACTACCGATTCCTTGAGATGGTTTAAGTGGTTCTGGTCCTATAATATCAATAAACTGAACGGTATCTTTACCATCAGAGTTTTGAACAATAATTCCTTCATCAACATTGTGCTCACCACTTTCAACATAATCTGCTGCGGTATCAATATAGTCTGCTGCTTTAGTAATTTTTGATTGTACCCATGCTTCAATATTACCTTCACCTTTCATTTTCTTCTTTAAACGTCTAGCAGCAGAAATAATGGTTGAAAGTTCAGAGCGAGCCATTGAATACTCATGGTCCTTTTCTTCATTTGCTGGATGAGGTCTGTTAGGATCATACTTTATTTGATTTGCAGTCAAAATTTGAGGATCATTTAATCTTTGTCCAAACATTTCCCAATATCTTGGACCAAATTTACACTCTTCCTTTGTCTCATTTTTTCGACAAGCAGGACAATATCTCATTTCTTCAACAGACTCTGACTTTGTTCCCCAACTATCAGCACCAACCTTACGACATTTCACAAGTGCCCCAGATGCATATGCACTTGGCCAAACGCTATAACGTGACTTAACTTTATGATAACATGCGTCCTTTTTCTCTTCAATTGATTGACCTTCCAACTCATATGATTGATTGATTTGATCAATTTGTTGTTGCATCTTTTGATTTCTCTCTTTAATCTTATCTGCAACCTTTTCTGCTTTATCATACACCATTTTACCCATAACAGCAGTACCAGCAGCAAGACCTGCTTTTACTCCAAGACCAATCAGTGGATTTTCATCTAGTTGTTGACCTTCTGGTTGGTATGATGCATTAACCATTTTTGCTTTACCTTTTCTTTCTGGATTAGGATCTTCTTTGCGTTTTTTATTGGTTCTTCTTTCCTTTTCTGCTTTACTCATTGCTGCTGCATCGTCTGCATCACGGCAGAATGGTTTTGTTTTTTGACCTGGTTGTTTAGCACAAGGTTTACCTTTGTATTTACCTGCTACTTGAACCCATCCACCACCTTTAAACCAATCACGTAAAGAATAACCAGGATCTCCTGCACGCTTTTTATCTCTTCTTCCTTCTAATAAGTTAGTTTCTTCATATGCAATACGCTTCATGCTATGAATCATTTCACCTTTTTGTTTAGCGATTAATTTAAGAGATCTTTTTTGAGCCTCTCCAGGAGCACTCATTACATTTTCGTCTGGAGTTTTCTTTCCTGGTTTATCATATACATCTATATCGCCATCAGCATCTCTATCAACATATTGATGAACTGCATGATGAACTAATTGTTTTATATCAAGATTAGGATCAAGTTGATGTTGAGATTTCGGAAGATGCTTTGTTTTATGCGAAAACTTAGGATATGTCGTTACTTCTTTTGACTCAGTAAATGGTGACTTTGATTGAGTCTCTTCACCCTTTGCTCTTTTTTTACGAGCAGCACAATGAGCCTTTTGTGAAAAACCTTGTGGGTTATCACAGTCTACTGATTTTTTATATTCTTTAGACCAACTCATTAAACTATATGTTTACTCTTTATTATTTAGAAAACCTTGTTTGAGTAATTTTGACAACTCAGATGTTGAACCAACAAATACTGCATTGTTCGTGACATTATTTGTGGTTTTTACTGTGTCTTCTTCTACATCTTTTAATTTCTTTTGTAAGTCAATTAATTTATCTGTTACATCGCCAACACTTTTAATTAATTGTCCCGCAACTTCATATGCTCTTGGACTATCACTCTCTCCAGCAAGTTCCATAATACCATTGATCGCTTCTTGTCCCTTTTCTATAAGAGAGTACAAGTTTGCACGAGTATATTCGTAGTCTTTTTTAATATCATCTTGCTTTTCATTCAAAGATGGTATTATTTCAGGCTTAGTGTCTTCTACTTCTACAATGCTACTTTCGATATTCAAAGCTTTATCAATCTCATCGTAATTTGGCATAATTTATTCATCAAATGTCTACTTGTCTTGTTGGGCTAAACTCTTTGGCGTCTCCTAGATAGGTCCAGTTTTCATTAAATCCAAAGTCATCATCTGCTTCGACTAAAGCATCATCTTCCACAGTAAGTCTATTGATAGATGCACTTTGAAGATGTGAAGATGCCGCTGTATCATTATATCCTCTTTGAACATTTAATGTATCAGCATCGACAATACCGGTAACTAGCATAATTTCATTACCAATAATTATTCTATCATTGGTAGTAAATGGTATTGTACTATTTACCTGTAAAACGAGAGATGAATTATTTACATCTGAGATTAAGTATGCTGAATTATCATTATTATAGTCTTTTTTCGCTTGTGGAGTTGCGACATAACGCATTTCACGTCTAGCGGTTCTCGTATTGGTATCACTATAAAGATCAACTTGAACTTTCTTAATAAGACCCTCAGAACTATCTGCGATTGGACCAAACAGATAAGTTTTTGCTGTAAACTGTAATGTATAAATTAGTGCTCTTCGTGTAGAAAAATCTCCTTCATAATCATCTTGGAAATTAATACTATCTAGTGTAATTGGAATATCTCTTTTTTCGCCAATTGAATCGACTAGATCAACAGTTACGTTGAATGCTGGTTGAAAGTATGGTAATATCTGCTCAACTATTTGAAGAGCATCATCATTCAACTTGCAAAGTATACTAAGTTCAAATCCAATATTATATGGTACGGGCATAAAAACTTTTTTAATGTTTGCACCATCACAAACCTTAAATGTTTGAGTTATGCTACTTTTTCTTGTTGCATCATATTGAATTGAAACCATTTCAAAAGACATTCTTGGTAATGTAATTTGAATTGGTTTATTTAAATCAGACTGTTGCTCTAAACGAGCTAGGAACTTTTGAACGGGACCATATGCTAATGGAACCCGCATATCGCTGATATTATTATTATCTCCGTCCTTATGTCTGATATGAATTTGATTAAAAAGAGTACCAAAGGATATGATTGTCTTTCTAATTATTTCGTGATAATAGTAAGTTCCTAACATTAATAACTACCAAATGGATTTGATTCTGAAAAATCTAAAATGAGATCTGCCTCTTCTTCAATTTCATCATTTTGACTATATTTATCATAAAGATCCATTTGATTAAATGTTTGAACAGAATATATTGCACCAGACTCTTTTCCAACAATAGTTTCTCCGGGTAGGAATCCTTGTGTGGTGCTTCCAATACCAACAAAAGAAATTTTAAGAATCTTAGTATCTTTATCCCATTCTTTGACTCTTGCTCTGGTTCTTGACCTAGTTCCTTCAATTACTTCATTAAACAGGTAGGTTCCAATTCCTGTTATCAGCGTTGGATTTGCAATTGTAATAGTTGGTGTTGAAGTATATCCAATACCAGGATTTGATACATATATTGCTCTAACAACATCGTTGGAACCAACTCTACCAACAGATGCTATTCCAACTGCGGTTACACCAATACCTGCAACTCCAGGAGCACTAACTGTTATTACTGGTGTTGTTGAATATCCAACCCCACCATCTGTTAGAATGAACCTGATAAGACCATTATATGTAGTTTCTACAGAACAAGTTGCCGCTGCTCCTGCACCTGCTCCACCATATATTGTTATTGTAGGTGGTACAGTATATCCTACACCAGCATTTGTTAAATAGATTCGTTCTACAGAACGAACTCCTGCTCTAACTGTAGTGATAGCAACAGCAGAAGCATTATTATTTGGATTACCAGTTGGTGATGTGCTAATAGCAACAATAGGATCTGAAGTATATCCAGAACCATCATTATTCAAGAAAATTTGCCTAATATATCCAGTACCAACAGATGCTGTTGCAGTAGCAGTTACACCAACACCAACTAGTTGTAAAGTTGTAATATATCCTTCTTCTTGAACTTGAGTATCAATTTCATCAATAGAAGTGTCGATGATTTCATCTTCATATTCGAAGAGTTCACACTTAAGTTCATAAACATATAATTTTCCTAATTGATAGAAAGGTTGCTCATGCTCAACAAATTTAACTTCAAATAACCTTTGCCCTAGTGGAAAATATATTAAATCTCCTTCTCTTGGGCGAGTAGAAACTTCAATTTCAGATTCTTCAGTCCCATCATCTAAACCACCTAAAAATGGAGCAATGAAGTCTTCGAATCTTTCTTTAGATATTGTGATGAGTAACTCATCTCTTAAACTCATACCAAATTTTGTTAGTATATCACCTGCTCCAGAATATCCATCATATGTGTTTACATATGCTTCTAAGGCAAAATTATCATCAAATCTTGAAG